TTCATCGCTCCAGTGAGCTGCTGCTAGATCATTGATCCACTGCTGCCGGTCATATTGGTCAGGTGACTCAATCTTGGCAATGTCCTGGTTGGCCACGGCCCAGCTTACACAGCTGACGTCATCCGCAAATACAGGTATGCCTGCACAGGCTGCTGCCACACTGGCACTGCTGTTGAAGAACACTGCGGCATGCGCTTGTTGAAGATTGTCAGTGAGTCGGGCTGCTGTGGGTTCCAGCACCTGCACACCCAGTCGAGTTTGATAATGTTTGGTTTTGAATTGTAAAAAATCTGTAGGTTTGTAGGCACCCGGATGAGGGCGTACCATGATAGTGCGATCAGTGTATTTTCTTATTTCAGAAATTTTTTGTTGCAACCACACCAATGGATCTAGGGTTTTCATAGCAAACCCACCGTCACGTTGCATACAGATCAATATGTGCCCGCCGAGATTATTTTGTGGAGGCGCTAGTGAAATTCCCAAGGCTTGGCTGATCTCTTGCCATTTAGTGCTGTCGCTGTTGTGATTGGCATATTCGGCTCGATCATAAAAAGGACCGTCCAAACTGTAACGCAAGTAACTGCTGGCATTGTCTAGGTATTTCCAGCAGCTGGCATCGATGCACATGGTATGATTGCCATGTAGTCGTTGTTGAGCTATGATCTCTTTACGTAATGCTATGTTGGCACCGCCGGTGTTGGTAGTGGCCCAGCCCAGTATCACTGCCAGGCGACTGGGCGTGTACTTGTGTGATGTTTCGAGCACAACCGAGTGGCCACTGTTGGTCACTCCAGCTGCAAAACTTTCAAGACACTGTGTTTTTCTGATGTGTTTTTTGAAATTGGCCACACTGGACACATAAACTACTACATCAACCATCGTTGAGTATTCTCCAAGCAGTACCGTCACGCATTTCTGATTCGGTAAACTGACAATAGGCCAGGTGTCTTGCCCACGCAGAGATCTCGTCGAGACTGGGACGTTTGATTGTTTCTATTTCGGCAATACTGGTGCTACAAACTGCTGCTGCGGCATTGGGCCCCAGTGTGATTGCCGGCTTGCCAAACAAGATGGCTTCGCCTGCTGCAATACTGCTGTAGGTGATCAAGCAGTACACATCTTGACTCAAGGCCATTTCTATTGTGTCATCATTTATGCGAGTGCTGCGGCCTTGCTTGCGACGTACAACAACTTCTCTATCGGTGTTTGCTCCGATCTCAGCTAGGGTTTGATTGAGCCAAGTCTCCAAGTCAATATCGTACAAATTTAATAATTTTTGGCTGGGTGGTGCCAGTAATATTTTACTACCCTCGGCTCGTACTTTTTTCAAACTGACACCGGTACGATCCAGTCGATCTGAGGGTCGCTCTCTAACTGGTCCAAAATTTTGCACGTCATTGCGTGTGATACGATGATAGTTTTTCTTTTTTCCGTTGCCAAAATAGCCAGTGTCAATGTAATAAAAATCTCTGCCATTGGCACGGCAAGTGTCCATTTGTTTGCGTTTGGTTATGCCGCGCAGCACCGCAGGTGTGTTTGTGTTTTCTTCTTTTGACCAGGTACTGATTTGGCCGCCAGCACCTTGAACAAAACTTTGTAATGTGGGGTCGTACATGTGGCCTTTCCTTTCATATCTATACTCGCTGTCCAGCGCCACTACACGATCAACTGGTAATTCAGCAATCTGCTGCACGAGAGACTGTTGTGTTACTCCGTAATACAATCCCGCAGGATCCACACGGTATTTCAAAATGTCATCAAACAGTTTTCTTATTTCCGGAACAACCATGTCTAATGCATGGGCCGCTGGCAGTGGCAGCGATTCTAATTCTTCTTGATCCATTATTGATCTGTCCTTTGTTGACAGTGTTCTGTCAGAGCACGTTCCTCATGCCAGTGTTCATTCATGGGAGTGTGTTTGAATTCATCAAAGCATGGTGTGCCCAGTGTGTAATGCAACAGTTTGGCATTGGGATTGGGCCCGTATTCGTCTGGCAACCAGTTCCATTCAGGAGGCAGCTCTCCCAGGCGGCTGTCATCTATCCAAGAAAACCTGTGCAAGAAAGCACCTGTTGATTTTTGTACAAATTCAGGATCAAGCTGTCTGTTGCGTATGGCATTGCAATTCCACAATATCACACTAGACCAGTTTTTGCGTGGATAGTCTTCGTTTGGGCTGCCTAGGTATTTTTCTTTCATTCGTGTCTTGTAGTCATGTTTGACTACCATGGCATCTTTGGTGTACTGTCTGAGATCCCAGAGTTCAGCAATATCTCCACGCACAATCATGTCGCCGTCGATGAAGATTGCCCAACCTTGGTATTCCATCAAGTACGGTACTAGAAATCTTGTGTAGATAAAATGGTTTGACCCGTCAGTGTGTGTTTCAGCGTAGTCTCGAAACAGATTCAGCGCCACTGGCACTATGGCCACTGGGCGACTGCTGTTGCGTATGATTGAATTTACACAGGTATGATAGGCTATGGCTTCTCTAGGATCATATCCTATAAAAACAGGGATTGGTTTCATAATCTTGTGATGTCCTCTTCTACACAATTGTCCCCGTACTGTATTTCAATCAATCGCAGTGGTTGATCTGTTTCGTTACACAATTGATGCCATTCGTTTAGGGCAATCCAGCTGTGTTGATGTTTTGTCAATTGATCTTTGACGTCTCGGTCAGTGCTGGAATCCAGTGTGTACACCGTGGCCTCACCTTCGGCCACAAACCAAAATTCTGCTCGCTGAGCATGGCGTTGCATGCTCAAGCACGTTTTGGGCATGACCGCGAGTTCTTTGACTTTGGTGTGTGTGCCCACCTCGTGCAGCACATGATAATATCCCCAGGTTCTTTCAGTTTTCATGAAGATATTTATAGGCGTAGATTATACCTGTATATCTTCCATGCCTGCAGTTCTTAGCCGGACCACATGCCCCATCTGCCACTGTTTGGTATCTAGGCCTTTCATGATGCCCAGCCAACGATTGCGTAAGTATGCCACTTCGTTGATGATGGTTTCGTAGTCAATCACTTCATCTTCGCCTTCCACATACTTTTCTGCATCTCTACTGGTCAAGGCACGGGCATAGCCTTCTAGATATTTTTGGAAATGTTTCCTACGTATTTTACGTAGTTGTATGTTGAGATAGTTCAACACAGCTTCAATTTCTTGCAGCTGGTTGAATCGTTGTTCGGTAATGCCCGGTAACGCAGTGATGTTCTTTTCTACTACTCCACCAATCTTGCAGTCCTTTTTGGCATCCTCGAGCTCACGCTCGTAATGACTGATAAAGTCTGGAATAGCAGTCAAGCTGGCTGTTACGCGACTGTACCACATTAATTTTCCCAGTCGTCGGCATGGTAATCTTCTTCTTCTTCAACTTCGTCCTCTTCTGCATAATCTTTGTCATTGTCGAGATATGCAGTAAGAGCACGTTTGATATCAGGTTCACCTTTAAATGTATCTTTGATATCATCCACATCACAGTCATTGTCAATCAAGATGGCCACCACTGTTTCGGCTGCTTCGTCTCGATCCACTGTGTTTACGTAACGTTTGAGTTCACTCCAGATCTCACTGGCCACTGCTACTGCTTCATTCATTCTGCTGTCTCCTCGACCGTACTTACCTCTTCTTTGTGATTTCCAAAATCTGCCATGGCTCGATCCAAACAACCTTCTTCATTGGCTTCCCACTTCTTACGGAACTTCTTGATGATCTCTCCGTCGCTGGTCACAAACACTAGACTGTTGCCTTCCTTTTTCAGTAGACTACGTTTCTCCATGAGATCCACCATGCCTGAGTAAGGACTCATACCTGTTTCATAAGGAATCTTGACCTGCACACCTTCAAAGGGTTTTGAGTATCGTGTTTTCATGACCTTGCAAGCAGCACGGATGCCCATGACGTCTGTGATCTTGTTGCCATCCTCGTCCTCTTTGAGTTTGAGTTTTTTCATGGCAACCACAATACTGCTAGCATAGATAAAGCCTTGACCGCCGGAGATCTTGTCGTCGGGATCAAACATGTCTTGCGAAGCGTATGTGTGATTGGTACACACCAGACCCACATTGTAACTGCCAAACATGTTGACACAGTTACGCACCAAACTGGTTAGTGCTTTGGGTTTACGACCCATGTCGCCTTTCATGTCGCCTGCATCAAACTGATTCACATCAGTGGGTGTGAGCAACATGCCCAAACTGTCGATCACAAACATGACCTTGGGACGTTCGCCGTCGGGTAGTGCTTTGTAGTCGCTCATGAATGTGGAAATGGTCTTGGCCACATCATCAATCATGGCCATACTGAGTTTTAGCAGTTTATCTTGGCCGGTATCCACACCAAGTGCTTTGAGCCAGTCTTCGTCCAGTGCGTTTTCACTGTCGATCAGCACCACATAGATGCCCTGTGCCTGGGCGTTCTTGATGATATTGCCTGAGCAGATGTAACTTTTGCCTGCACCTGACTCACCTGCAAACACAGTGACCTTGCCTAGAGGAATGCCTCGATTGAAGTCACCAGATATTAAATAGTTCAAGGCATAGTTGCCTGTACTGATCCAGTCTGTGGGATCGTTGAAGCCGATTGAAAGACCTTCAATGCTTTTGGTTATTTCCTTGCGGAATTTGCTTACGTCAAATGGTTTTGCCATGTTGTTTCCTTAGTTAATTTGTATGTAATTTTATATATGCTGTGTAATATGTTGACAATAATGTTTGATTAAAATCATCATATCCTAACCAACTATACAATTCTTCCATCTGTGTTAAAAATTTATCTTTATCAAAATATGTGTTATCAACATCTACATTAAAAATTGGTGCAGCAATTTTGTGCCACGGATAGAACAATTTTATTTCATTTATGATGTCATTGCTTATTGTAACACATTTTGCAGTTTTGTCAATATTATAATGATTTTTTTCAAATATTTCCCAATCTGGCCAATCATTGCCTTTGAGAAAATTGTATTTCTCTCTGCACTCATTGCCACATATAGACGACATTGTTGGGACTGTTTTATTTGTGGTTTTTTTCAAAAATGCAGTTGAAAGAAATTTTTCAAAATTAATCAGTCGTACTATTTTAGCATTTGGCCAATAAGAAAGATAGTCCATCAACCCAGAAGAAGTACGATTCTCGGCAAAAAAGTCCAAGTTTTTATCTATCAATTTGCTTATTCTTTGCTGTACTTTATCACTAGCCTTATCAAATTTGCTTATTCTTTGCTGTACTCTATCACTAGCCTTATTATCAACATTGACAATGACGCGCTGGATATGTGCATTGCGTATTTTGTCGAATGCCACAAGTTGACTGTCTATGAATACTCGTTGGGTATCCATAGCTGCAATTGTATCCTTTCCTGCGCGGATGCTGACAAAACCATAAAATTCATCTGTGTCGCATTCATATGATAACCATTCCGTCATTGCATCTTTTGCTGGCAATGTCTCTAACACTTTTTTTAGTCTGTAGTCATAATCAGCCGGATGTTCTAAAAGATGATTGCATGCAGCAACATCTAGCGGAACACAGTGCCTACTCAACGCTAGACAATTCATAATAAACTTGCCGCCAGAGTACCGAGGGTACCACACAATAATTAAATTATCAGCATTAAAATCCATTGTCTCATTTTATTGTCAATGCAGGATTATAACCAAACACTTCTATGCATTCTTTTTTGATGTGGTCTGGCAAATTTACAAAATCTTTTTCGTATTCGCAATCTGGCCAACTTGGATCTCGGACTTGTTCATAAAATGTTATCCACTTGGTCAATGGTCCAGTGCTTGAAATTTTTGTAACTCTAGCCTTCCGAGATATAAAATTTTTTGAGCTTTTAGGCAAAATATTGTTTATCAAATTTTTGTGATTTTTGTAAAAATAATTTCCGTACAATTCGTATTCTGACAAACGATAGTTGGGATTCCTGGTAGGACTCACATCTGCATCAATTAGTAAACTGCTAGACATTATGTCAATCCAGGATTTTTTATGTCGATTTTCTATTTCACTTCTGAGGTTTTTTAAAATTTCAGTAGAAAAAATCATAACTTCGGATACAAACGACTCATCTTCATTGTATTCAAAATTCAAATCCAATAGAAATTTATTAAAATTGTTGTAGAAAAATTTTGCTTCGGGCAATATGACTGTTGTGTAGACATCCACAGTGTCCTGATGTATAAATTTTGTAGGGCCAGTGAATAACACATCCCCGTCAATTATTAATGCATTTCCATCAACATACTTGTCGACATGTAGTTTAAAAAACTGTTGTTTGTACCAATTGTGATTGTATAAATTCCTATATTGAAATTTAGGATCTAATAGGTTCCAAAAATCACGGTCTTTGATAGTGGTGCAACCATCTTTTTTTATTGTTATATTTGTTACGATGTTGATCGAAAGTATTGTATCAATCACATGAGTTCTAATAGAATCCAAACACTCGTCGAGATATGGTGCATATTCAGCACAGGAAAATAAAAAAATGTGAATTCCGTCGCCGCCCATAATAATTTAGAGTTTACAATGGGGAGAAATTTTCTCCCCATTGCGTTATCACTTGTTCTGGCGACTACGAATCATGGCCAAGATGTCCTGTGTTTTGCTGTCACCAGCAGGTTTGGCCACCGGAGCAGCGGCCTCTGCTGGTTCGTCATCAAAGCTGTCAGCAGGTGCTGCCTTGCTTGGGGTGGCCACTCGCAACGCAGGCTTGGCAACATCTTCGTCCACATCAGCAGGTGCTGCTGCGCCGCCGGGTGCATTCACACCTGCAGGACGGAAGTATTGTCCCCAACGCTCTGTGTCGTAGGGCTGGCCGTCTACTGATGCTTCAAACATTTCTTTCATGACCTTGAGTTCCACATCTGTGGGCTTCTTGGGCAAGAATGAGCTCAAATCAAACAGGCCATGTGCTTGTACTGCTGCTTGTTCTGTGTCAGTCAATGCTGACTCTTTTCTTGCCCACTTGCTGCTGTTGTAGTCAGCAAAGCCACCTTTTTGTGTTTTGCTGATGCGGAAGTCCAGACCGCGCATCATGTCAGTTGGCAATTCTTCCAACTCGGGATCCATCAACGCACCCTTGATCAAGGTGAACAGTTGAGGTCCAATGATGAAACGTCGGATGGGATTGTCCGGTGTCTTGTCGTCTGCAATGGGATTCTCACGTACAAATCCTTGAAAGATATAGCTGCGTTTCTTCCAGTACTTACGACCCATGTCCTCAAGGCTCTTGTCCTTGAACCAGGTTCGTACTTCGGCCAAGATTGGACAAGTATCGCCCCACATCTCAACACAAGGTACTTGTACCATTACTTGTTTTGAGTCCATCTCTCCCTTGACGCCATTGAATGGCAGTCGGATCATGGCTCGTTCTGCCCAGAAGAATGTGTTTTTTGTGTTGCCGTCGGGCAAAAAGCGCAAAGTGGCTGATTGACCTTCTTCCATGTTCCAATGCGGGTAAATGGATTTGTCACCGCCTCCGGTGGATTGCCCACCTTTGTTCTCTGCTGCCTGTAGTCGTGCTCGAATTTCTGCTAAAGATGCCATAGTTTTTTCTCCTATAAAGTTGCCTATGTATGTTGCCTATCTAATGTTAGTTAGATCTAATGTTGCCTGTGCCACAAAAGAAAAAGCGCAAACACTGTAGTAGTATATGCGCTTTCTGCCTACGTGTCAATGTTATTTATGTCATTTGATTAAAGCTAATGATTTTATTCTTGCCAAAAGCGCATCACCTTCACGTGATTCATAGTTGATAGAACGTCCGGCTTCGCCAGGTGCATGCACAAATTCTAAATCTGCTGATGTGCCGTAACGTCCGAGACGTGCTGTTTCGGCATCGCTTTGATCTGGCTCTTCATCGCTGTAATCATAACCACCTTGGCCGGCATGTGCTTGGCCTTTGGGCATGTCGGGATTTAGAGAATTTATATAGTCAGCATCATTCATTCTACGATCATTTGGCATGTCAGCTGTGCCGGATCTAGCAAGCCGTGCTGTTTCTGCATCGCTTTGATCGGGTTCTTCATCTTGGTAGTCCGAACCGCCCTGGCCAGCATGTGCAGCACCGGGGGTACCAAACGATGGTGTTACATCAGCTGCAGACGTCTTGTCCTGCCCAGTCATTCTGGCCAATAGATCGTTAGTGGATTTTTGCAAGGAAGAACGGTTACCTGCTTTGTACATACCAGCCAGTTTCATCAGTCGTTGAAGATGATCGTTTGATCCAAAATCACCCGGTATCTGTGGATTCATCATGCTCGGTGGTGTGGGCGGGGTTGGCGCAGTTGGTGCTGTAGGAGGCGTTGGCGCTGTTATTCCCATGCCTGACATCCTGGGCATTGTGGGCATTGTGGGCATTGTGGGCATTGTGGGCATGGTGGGCATGGTCATACCAGGCATAGTTCGAGTCTTTGATGCTTCATCCATTGGATCATCATGTGTCTTGTACGGTCCGGTTACTTCGATACGCGGAATCTCGCGACCATTGACGATGTACGCGCCGTTTGGAGCATAGTGTCCTGGCTCGCCTGGCAATTCGCGTGAGGTGATATCTGGGGATCGGACCGGCATGGCCACTGCGGATTGATAAGGAGCATCCGGTGCTTTACCGTTGTATCCTTGTTTTACGCCTTTGACGAAATTGCCTATGGGCTCAGAAATGTTGTTGGCTGCTTGGCCAAGAAAATTACGTGCTGAGCGGGCTGCTTGGCCTACCACATCGCCAACATCCGTCATGTCTTCATCTATGCCATAGGCGCGTTTGAACAGGTCCTGATTGCTTTGCATGCTTTTTTCTGCATCAAAGGCTGCACCTTGGCTTCGTGCTGCTCTAGCATCGCTTGGGGGCGACCTCCAAAAATCGTTCGGCATTGACTCTCTACTTGCTTGGCCAAGTGCTTTTTTAACATTTAGATCATGGTTGAAAGATTTGACTAAATCTGCATCTGAAGTCGGATTCCACGGGAATGGCTTGGGATCATATTTATTCCAAAGATTCAGGTTTCTCTGTTCCTCGGCACGTGCAGCTTTCAATAACGGAAAATCAGGATGCCCTGGAGGTATTTTTGTGATCATATCCTTCACAGCATTTACTGCCTTGCCGCCTAATTCGCCGGCGCCTTTAATTGCTGCGCCCATGCCCGGCATGCCGCCTTCATCTACTGGCCGAGCAAATGGACCATCAAATGGATCTTTAAAAGAAGATCCTTGTGTTGATCCTGTACCTTTTATTTTATCAACATTATTAATTGAGGCACGTACTGAATCCGAGAATGAGTTATCTGAGGGTAATGATTTATCAATTACAGAGCCGAGACCGATGCCAGCTAAAGCGGCGCTCACTGGCGCTGCTATTTTTGGACCATATTTAGTTGCGACGTTGGCTAGAGAGCCCACCAATCCTTCGTCTAGATCTTCGGCCAGTTGGATGCCGGTGGACAAAATGTCTTCGTACATGCCCTGCGACCAACATTCGGACAAGCCGTGCTCTGGACAGTATTCACCTTCCATGGTGTAGTTGCATTCTGAGAGCGGTGCCGGTCTGCCACTGAGTCCGCGAGTGCCCACTTGACGCATCACCTGGCCCACAGTTTGACCGTCAGACTGATGTGGCGTATCAACTGGTGCATTGCTCAAGATGTCTTCAGCAAATCGATCGCCGATCCATTCATACGGATCACCTGAGCGAGCTTTTTTAACCCCGTATGGCATGTCATCAAAATAGTAGTCATACAATGCATCATACAGGTCAGAACTCATTTTTCCAGTTTGTGAGAAGTCTCTAACGTCACGTTGATATGTGGTCATGATGTGAGCCAGTGTACTGCCAGCATCATTGAGCACATTTTCTTTCAGTTTCATTCCAGACAAGTGACGCATGCGTTGCAGGCTTTCAAAGGCGGCAATGTTGTCGGCTTCGTTTGTATCCTTACTAACAAAAAACCGTGAATTATTTGGTGGATTTTTTGTAAGATAATTTGAAGCAATATCATCATTTCGTGTAACAGTGACTTTATGCATACCTCGACTATCTGGACCCGTAACACTGGCTGTTCTTTCTTGATAATCTGGGCCAGTGGTTGTACGCTGCCCACCAACTCTTGCATCCATCGGTTGCCCAATTTTTTGGAAATTTGCTATGCGATCATCTTGATCTGGATCATCCATGGTTTCATCTGGAGACTGATCTACAAATTCTTCCGCCACACCTTGTTGACCTCGTGATTGTTCCCATTGGTCATATACTGTTTCATAGGCACTGTATAATGTATCAATTTCGGGTATACTAAGATCATACTTGTCAGGGAAATCACCTATTGCTGTCATTGCTCGGTCAACAGAATCATTGAATTTATTGTTTCTAATTCCGTATTTTGCTATATTATACCAGGCTGTTTTGATAGGATCTCCATAGTGTCCAACCTTGGCCCAATTGCCTACTTCTCGTAGACCCAAGTCGATTGGTGGATTTTCACCGGCCATTCTTTCATTGTATGCGGCCAATCTTGCGACTTGTTCTTCATGCGAATCTTCCGCCATGGCTTGCTGCGGTTGTGGTTGAGCCGACATAGCAGGTGCAGAACGATCAGGCATCTGTATGCCCAGTTCTTGCATTCTGGCTTGTACGTCAGTGTCGTCCCACACATTGGCACGTGGATCTTGTGCAGCCAATGCATTAATACGATTAAACAACTCATCGTCGCCAATCAAGTCATACAGTTGTTCTGTGGCATTGGTACCATCAGGTCCCACAATCAATTCACCACTCATGAGCTCTTTGAGTCGGGTCATTTGTTCAGGAGTTTCAGGCAGGCTCCAGGTGCCTTCGGTAACGTTGTTTACCCAGTTTTCAAAAATTTCAGCTTCTTTCATTTCGCGTCCTTGTTGTATTTTTGCCAACAGTGGAAGAGCTTGCTCAATCCTGTCGTCAATGGTCTGTTCTACGAACAGTGTTTTGATATCTTCTACCAATTGGTCTTGTTCTGTGATGTCCGCAGGATGCCAAGATTCAAAGTAAGCAGCATAGCCACGCGGGCTGGCCATTCGCTTGATGTTTTCTCTTAGGGATTTGTAGTAGGTTTGTGCGCCTTGTACCACGCTTTGTTTGACACCTTCCACCACACGCCCTTGGCTGGCACGATTGAATCGTGCGAGCACCTTGAGCTCTGTGATCATTTCACAGATGTGATTGCCACGCACATCGTAGGGCTTGCCACCTTGACGCACATGTTCCAGCATGGCTCTGCCGCCGGCTAGATTTGTGAATGGCAGCCGATATCTCTCACCGTCTGCTGTTTCCACAAAGATGCTTTCCACATAACGGAAACGTGCATCAGTTTCACCCAGGTTGCGATTGTGTCGGATCATCAATCTTGCTTCGGTAGGTTCGCCAGCATAGCTGATTCTGCGTGTGCCATAATAGCCTTCAAATAATCCTTCTTTGATAGCTGCCAAGCCTTGCATGGTATATTTCAGATTGCTTATGTCATCGGCGGTGTAGGTCCAACGATGTCTGTGGGCAAACTGGCCCAGTTGCTCCTGGAAGTCAAAGAACTCTTGTTTGTCATTGCCTTCCATGGTACGGCCCAGATTGTCGCCGTACATGGCTTTTAGATCATTGCCTGAATCCAGGATGATTACCATGGTTCCGTAGTTTTTGCCGGCTCCACTGACATAGTTAAATGTGAACACTTTGGCATCTTTTGGTTCAACGTCATCCTTGCCCCGTGCATCACGCATGTCCGGATGAAAATCTCGTGTGACCAGTAGGTCATTCAGTTGCTGAGCGATGTTGTTTTCTTGTGCCATGATTGTTTATTTAGTTTCAACGCATGATTGATATAAATGGCATGGGCTCAATTATGGTATCTCCGTGATCTTTGAGATGTGTGTCCAGCTCCACGTGATATGTTTGTAGCATCACCAACATACGCACAGCCAACAACATGGCCATGACCAGGTCGTCAGTTTCTCCAGGTTTGGCTGCAAAACTGGTGCCGTGCGCTACAAATGTTTTGAGTTCAGTAATCAGTGGTGAACTGTGAATTTTCATGCGGCCGGACTCGATCAATATTTTGGCCTTGTTGCAGGCCATGATTTTGCTTTTGTTTGTGGTGGTAAAACCTTTACGGATCCTACGTCCAGCGGTGCCCTGTACTGAGTTGTCGCTGAGAAAATAGCCCGGAATGTTTTCTTCGCCGTATTCTGCAATGGATATCAACGCTGCTTCGCCCAGAGTGTTGTTTTCCACACTGTAGTAGATCTTGCTGGCGTCTTGTACCACTACATTGATTTCTTTGATGATGTCCACTAGTATTTTGACCTGTGTGGGCACGTCGGTGCGATCATGTCGCCATTCAGCCACTTGTATTGTGGTGTCTGCTTCAAACACCTGTATGGCACTGGGGTCGCCGCCTGTGCCCAGACTGGGATCCAGGGCCACAATGTACATCTTGTCCTTGCTGGG